CGTCAAGACTACTGCCTGTCTTTAAACGGCGATGCTGACAACAGACTAGGATACTCTGCAAAGAGACTTAGTGGAAGTCGAAAGAAAGTATGCTCGCAAGGTGTACAATAATGTTCGAGGTGTTGTTAGGTAAGGATGTATTCTCAGTCCTCCACTATTCTAAAGCACATTGTCCTGGGCCGTGACCTAGTCCATCAGAAGTCCAAAGAGACAGAAGCAGTGTGTTTCAGAATAGTTTATAATAGGAGATGTTGTATGAGTCATGGTGGTAAGGGCGATACACCTCGCCCATTTAGTGTTACTCCAGAAGAGTTTGGTAATAATCACGAAACAATCTTTGGAAAAAAGCCACCAAAGGTTCCTTATGTGTATGTGCCGGAAAAACTTTCTGAAGAAAAAGTTGTTGATATGCCTAAAGATTCTACACAGGGCGGCTAAGTAGTCTACTATGTTGCACTTGATAGAATTATTAACAGATCGATTCTTTGAATTTATCAAAGATGACCCGGTGCGGCCACACATACCACACGATAATCGTGTAGGTAATAACAAAGATATCTTTGTCTTACGAGACGTTGATGATTCAGTTAAGGCAATCACTTGCGTTAGCTACCAAGATTTTATACCTGTAAGCGAGTCGGAGTTGTTCTCTCTTAGCGAGCACCCTACCATTGCAGTATTTTATACAATATGGAGTTACAAGCCTGGCGCCGGTCGCGCTTTGATATTTGATGCAGTTGATCATATCAAACTAAAGCGTCCCGAGATTGAAACGTTTGTAACACTGAGTCCACAAACTGAAATGGCACGCCGCTTCCATCATAAAAATGGTGCTGTGACATTGAGAACAAACGCAGATACTGTAAATTATCAGTATATGCAAAAGATAGAATTATCATTGCCAACAGAGTCGGCGGCAATGATTAACGATTATTTGCCTGGTTAGCTCAGGGGTAGAGCAACGCATTTACACTGCGAAGGTCCGCGGTTCGAAACCGTGACCAGGTACCAAATATAGCCCCATTAGTTAAATGGTAGAACACCTGTTTTGTAATCAGGTAACGGCAGTTCGATTCTGTCATGGGGCACCAAATAAGGAAAATTATGAACGGTGAATGGTGTGTATTTGACAAGAAGTTCAGCAAGGAATATTGCGATGCAATTATAGCAGAAGCAAATACTATTCCTCGTCAAGCTGCCACATTAGGTGTTGGCGGTGATGCAGCCAATTTAGATTGGCGCAAAAGTCAAATAGCATTTATACAACGGGATATGCCGCAATGGTCAGGCCTATTTGATGACCTGTGGAAGCTGGTATGTCAAGCCAATAACGACTGGTTCAACTTTCATATCAGCAAGTTTGATTATATACAATTTGCAGAATACAACAGTGACATTCGTGGAGAGTACAAGCGTCACAACGATGTGTTTTACATGAATGGTGATCCTGTTTATCATCGCAAGCTGAGTGCAGTGATTCAACTAACTGATCCTGCTGAATACGATGGTGGAGATTTTGAAATATATGGGATTGACAGTGCTATACCAGCAGAACAGTTTAGGAATCAAGGGTCAGTTATTGTATTTCCATCTTTCGCTGACCATGCCGCACTGCCAGTCACACGTGGCATTAGAAACAGTTTGGCAATATGGGTTGATGGACCCAAGTGGCGTTAATGATGAATTTAACAGAACAACTAGTTGAACTTGCAGAACAGATTGAGATGGGCGATCCCATCGACTGGGGCATGCTAAGTATAGACGAACATGATGCGTACGAGTTAATAGCAAGTGGAGTATTAGACAGTTACCTGGGCACTGATCCAGATAGCAGAGATATGATCTTGTTGGCAACAGTAGTTAAGTTGACAGTAGAAAATTTTGCACTCAACTTAAAGTTGATGCAACGTTAAAGAATTAAGCCCCCTTAGCTCATTTGGTAGAGCAATTCACTTGTAATGAATAGGCGGTCTGTTCGAATCGGACAGGGGGCACCAGAGTTAGAAAAGTTTCGTGGGGGTGTAGCTCATTTGGGAGAGCGCCTGCTTTGCAAGCAGGATGTAGCAAGTTCGATCCTTGTCACCTCCACCAGTTATCGCGGGAAGGGTCCGGTCACCAGCGAGGTCTCATAAGCCTTTGCCATCCTTGGTTCAAATCCAAGTCCCGCAACCAGTTATGTCGGAGTGTAGCGCAGCCTGGTAGCGCACCTCGTTTGGGACGAGGGGGTCCAAGGTTCGAATCCTTGTACTCCGACCATGAAACCCAGTTACACTTTACTGATTAAAGTGGGTGGGGCAGTCACCATAGAGAGTGCTAGGTGTGCAGTGCATTGACCATCCGTCTTGGTTACAAGTAGCGGGAACGCATTGGGTGAGGTATAACACCTACTCCAGAAGAACAAATGTTATGGACAGAGTAACAGCTCAGTTTGGGGCTCTTGTGGTGAGAGTAGCCAAACCCCTATTTTAAATGTCACCAAGTTGTATATTACAATACTTTTTTCTTAGAAACAAGTAAATCACCGGGGCATGCACATGCCTTGACATTGCAAATAAACGGTGCCGACAGCGGCTTAAAATCTCCAAGGTGACAAATTGTCACTTGTTTACAGATAGATGAGTATACCATGCCATCAAAATGTATGTTGAATGTTTCCTGGCCAGCATAACATTCCCATCCAGTATATACGTGATCATCATTAAGTGTTAGCTCAGCTAGATTTGTGAGTGTACGTGCAGTACCATCATCATAAATCACAGTAGGTAATGTTCTAATTTTCTTGAATGACAACTTATTACGAACAAACTTGCTTTGAATATCTTTAATCCATACACGCTGTTGATCGGTGTAGGGATATGTGTCACGACCTCCACTAATATAGTTCAATACTTTGGGTTGCACTAGATGTTTTAAATCGTCGTCTATTCCATTGTACATGTTAACTGCATCACTCCACGACGCTGGATCACAGCTCAAATTATAAGTTAAGTTAACACCAGCCTTGACAAGGAAATGTGAGATTTCATTTATTTTGTCAAGTTTAGTAAATTCATGATGTAGACTAATGGTGACTGCGGCTGGCAATGTTGGCAATGCAGCCCACCATTCTACATTACGTCCGCCATTTGTTGTTACTGATGTTTCGCCAAATGGTGCCATCTTTTCAATGATAGTAGCAAACATTGGATGCAATGTTGGTTCGCCGCCACCTAGTGCTAAACTCAGTTGCTTGCCGGGCAAGTACTCTGCTATCAGTAAGTCCAAAAAGGAAACAATTTGTTCGTCAGTGGGAAAGCCAGGTTTCCTGCCGCTATGGAAATCCCCACTGTGTAAATGTGCTGGACAGTAATTACATCTGAAGTTGCAAAAATCAGTCAGTGTCCAGTATATGGCAAAGAGATTGGGTTGTTTTCTTATTTCAATGACTTTGGCCATCTGATTCCTTTGTTAACACGTACTTATGATCATGTCGCCTGCTACATGCACAACTAAGTATCACATGATATACGGTTTAGATGACAACGAAAAGTTCTACGTGGAGTACACCAGTTGCGAACGTCCAATTGGCAATGTACGCCAAGAGATGGAACGATGCTGTATTCGACTAGCAAAGGAAGCACAGACCAAAGTGCTTATTAGTTTGACAAGCGGATTGGATAGTCAAGTGCTACTGCACACATTCCATACACTTGGCCTGCCTTATGAGTGTGCATTTATGTACCACCCGGGTTATAACGATTACGAGTACAATAACATTAAAATACTGGAAAAGAAATACGGATTCAAATGTATCATTGTAGAAATTGATCCATTTGCGATCCGCGAGGAAATTGAAGCCAGTGCCATTGCTACTGCTATTCCTGCTGAGCACCACATGATGAAAAAGTTTCTGGCCCAGTTGCCAGAGGATCGGGACTTTTGCCAAGGCATTGAAAGTTTTGACTTTATCTATCGTGGTCCTAAAAATCGAGCATACTGCATGGAGTCTTGGACTGCAATTGAAGTAGCCAGCCAACGTGCATTAAAACAAGTTGAACGTTCGGGCAAGATTGTTTGTATTGATCGCCGCGCCCCATTCAACGAATTTGCACTTGCTTACTTGAGTGATCCAGTAGTTACCGGCTACATCAACGGCCTGGAATATATCAAGGGCAATGGATTGATTGATAAGGACACCGGCAATCCTCCACCGCTAATCTTCAGTTGGGAATACTATGTCAAGCCAATCATTTACGGAATGTATTGGGGACGGGAATTGGAAATTTTCCCTAAGTATGTTAGTTCGGAGAAGGTAGACTTCATTATGAATCCTAGCGATACTCGACTACGTCATAACTATAAAAATAAAGCAGTGTTCATTCCACGTGATGAACTCGTTGCTCATCTCAGCGATTGGGGTTCGGGTAAAACTATAAGATACACGCAAGCAGACTAATGAGAATACACAATCCATATATTAACAAAAAACTTGGCTACTACATTTGTGATAACTTAGAATTTGACTCTAAGATTCGTGCATGTGTACATGCGGTTGAACACGCCAAACCTGTCACTTGGGTCTTTAACAACGACGAGTTCAACAAGCACGATTGGAAAATTGAACCTGAGTTGTCGTTGGATCAATTGTATGACCAACGTGCTCGACAGTTGCGTGAGCAGTATGATTATCTCATCTTGAGTTATTCGGGCGGCGCCGATAGTCACAACATTCTTACTGCATTCCAACGTCAAGGTCTGCACATTGATGAAATTATTACCAACACAATGACCAAAGCTTCTGCCAAGGCCATGACAGTTGATGTCAACAATAAAGAAGCATACAATGCGCCCGAAGCTGAATATCATTTGAACACAGTCGAGCGTCTAAAGGAAGTTCACAAGACTATGCCAGGTACAAAAATTACTGTCACTGATTGTAGCGATGCGCTGTTTGAAGAACTAGAAACAGCAGGCGATGCAAGTTGGGTCTTGGACAAACGCGAAGGCTTAAACCCAGCAGGTATGACTCGATTCAACTACTTACACTTTACTGATATTCGTAAAAACTTTGATAAGGATAAAAAAATTGGAGTAGTTGTTGGTATTGAAAAACCACGTACAATGATTCACCGTGGTGAGTTTATGATGGCCTTTAGTGACCGTACTACAAACATGATTACAGTGGCAGAACACTTGAAAGAATATCCCAACAGCACAGTTGAGTTCTTTTATTGGACTCCAGACTGTGTCGAGATTATGATCAAGCAAGGTCATGTCATTAAAAAGTGGCTGGAAGCAAACCCACAACACCAAGCCATGTGGCAGACTAAAACTGTAACTCCTGATGTTTATCGACTGGTGCATGATCCATTGCTACGCGGCCTGTTGTACACTACATGGGATAACAATTGGTTCCAAAGTAAAAAAGCCATTTACGATTGGTATAGTGAATTTGATTCGTGGTTTACCGACTTGTATGCTGGCACAAAGGCGCATAATGTATGGCGAGAAGGTTTAGACTATGTGACAAATAAACTTACACCTTTTACTAAGAAACTACCCGACGATAGAGTTGATGGGTTGATAGTAGTAACACATACATATAATCTTGGACCGTTAAAAACACTTACACCAGAATCTGTTTGGATTAGATAAGAAATTCAAATCGTGAAAAACCCAGCAATGCTGGGTTTTCTTTTGAGTGCTTAGATTAGCTTAATGTTGTTTTTAACAATGAAGTCCTGCAAGGTCTTATTATTTTTCAAACCACGTTCAATGCTTTTGGCATCAGTGCCGGTGGTTGGAAACACTCCTGCATTTTTTAAGTCGACAATGAATTCTGGATTCTTAAAAATCACAGTTAGTTTGTTGACTAATAATTGTTTAGTTGCTAGCGGCATTTGCTTACCTACAACTACTCCTAAATAACTTTGAAAAGGGAAATCTTCCTTATATACATCGCGCCATGTCGGGGTACCAAGACTTAGTTCATGACTTGACATAATAAATTTAAGATGGTTGTCTTGAACCCATCCACGAACTGTTGGATAATTTGCAAACATGCAATCAATATTACCCCCTACCATGTCTTGTACTGCGGCACTTCCTCCTTTGCTATAAGGAACTTGTATGTGAGAAGTTTTTACTTTACGTAATAGTACTTCAGTTGCCAAGTGTTCAGAGCTACCATATCCAGCAAATCCAAATGCCAGATTGGAAAACTTGTCAAGGTCAGCAACATTGTTGATACCTTTGGATTTATTACATACTAGTACGTTGGGCATGGAAGCAACTAAGCCAACAAGTTCTAAATCCTTCTCTGGATCGTATTCTAATTTTTCGCCAGCAATCATAGTGTTGGTAACAAAGATTTGGCTCATGGTTGCCAAAATCATTGAGTTACCTGTCATAACTTGCTTAATTGCAATACGCCCACCTGCTCCTGGACGATTTACAACAATCATACTTTTATCATTTATTTCTTTGGCAATAATACGACTAACAGTATCGCTTGGGCCGCCAGGCGCCGCATGTACAGTAAATTCCATGCTTTGCGCATGGGTTAATGTACTAAACAACGTTGCTACTGCAACTAATGTTTTCACAAATCTCATAAATTCTCCTAATAGCTGTAGGCTCTACAGTGTTAATACTTATATGGCACACATCCAAAACATATACCATTAAATACAAGTATGAGTAAGATATACAATGTGCCAACACCTGAATTTGATCCTTCAGAATTAGATCGAGAATGGGTAAAGGAAAACATAGTGCCACGTTTAATGCCTGCATTGGACATTATCAAAGGGGCATTTGATCGTGTTGATCTTCCGCAGAGTGTATTTGATGCATGGCCGCAACGAGCCGCAGTTGAACAGCACTTTGCTGATCTTGGATTACGGATCAGACGCTTTGCTGGATTTATTGCACACAAGAATCAAAATCCACTGAACGCTCATATTGATGCCTTTGTTCGTGGAACACCCATGGTGGCCCGTTTCAATATACCTTACTTTGGATGTGAGCCAGTTTGCCTGGAGTGGTGGGACGATGGAGTTGATAGCGATCGAATTGAAGAACGAGCATTCACTGAACTACGCAACGGCCGAGAGCATACAGCATACAGTTACAAATCAACAGTGGTAGATTGGGGCACAGATTCTGTGTACAAGATAATGAATCCGGGGGCAGGGTGGAATCGGACTGAAATAGCACATAGGGTTCAAGCACCTAACTGTAACGAAAATAGGATCATCATAACAACAGAAATTGCCGAACAAATTAGTTGGGATGAGTTAGTTTTTCGCTTGACATCATTACCAAAATAGCGTATACTTAATATTCTTAATGGAGATGTTATGTTAGAGTGTTTAATTGTAGGTGACAGCATTGCAGTGGGTACACAGCAGTTCCGGCAGGAATGTGCGTTGGTTGGCAAAGGCGGTATCAACACATCGCAGTTCAATAAGAATTACGCTGAAAAAATTAAACCAGCAGAAACTGTGATCATCAGTCTTGGATCAAATGATCACAGCGGAGTGCATACGTTCCGTGAGCTCATGTCCATACGGCAACGAGTTGAAGGTAATCGTGTATTTTGGATTCTACCTGCTGGCAATTTAAAAGCCAGTGGTGTTGATATTAAAAACATTCAAGAGATGGTACAAATCATTGCCAAGAACTTTGGTGATACTGTACTGCCAATTACTAAGTTGCAGCCAGACGGAATACACCCGAGCAGCTCGGGCTACAAAGAACTTTCAACAGCCACCAAACAAGTCAGATAAAGATTGACATTACGTTAAACTTAATGTATAATTAGATTTTATCAGGAGCTAACATGAAATTTAGTAAGTTCATCATCCCGGCTATTGTTTCCAGTATGATTCTGGGTGCAGTAACTACTTCGTATGCAGGAAGCATTGGGCGCAGTTCGTCAAGCTCGTCAAGTCATAGTTCGAGCAGCAGTAGCGCCAGGTCCAGTCCATCAGTATCGCGACCAAGTGCTCCAGCAGCAGCACCGCACCAGTCTGGTGGCATTGGCGGCCAAAGTTCAATGGGTGTTCGCAAGAGTGAAGTGACTGCACCTGTTGCACAAAAGGTTGAACAAAAGCGACCACAACCTACACAAGCGTCACCTGCATCAACCACCCCAGGTTCGCCAGCTTACAGCACAGCACCACAACCTACCTATGCTCCGGCTCAAAGTCCAGGCATTGGAGCAGGTGGTGTGTTCATGAGTTCACTTGGTGGATCACTTGCTGGCAACTTACTTGCAAATTCATTGTTTGGTAATCATGGATCAAGTGGTACCACAGTTGTAAACAACAATGGTGGAGGAGGCGGACCAGTTGCACAGAATGGTCCTTCTGCAAACGGTGGGGGTTCGTTTGATCAAGGCAGTCAGTCTATGCCAGTTAAAAAGTCTTATGGGATTGGTGATTTTATCATGGACATTATCTTGTTTGCACTGCTAATTGGTGTAGTTGTTTGTATTGTTTGGGCTTTCTACAAAGGTTATAAGATGATTCGGGATTATGTAAACAAAGAACGTGGAACTGGCACAAAGCAACCGTTCAGTCCAACTGCACAGTTTTGGTTGATTCAAAATGCGTTTGCAACAGCAGACATTGCACTACTGAAAACACTACTTGGTCCAGACTTGGTCGATGAAGCGACTCGTGATCTTGAAGCAAGCTCGTTGTCATTGAAAAATGTAAGTCATGAAGTGGTGCTTGATAATGCAAGTGAGTTTAGTGTACACTACACATTCAATGATGGTGACATTGTAATTGATCAAGTATGGCATTATGAGCAACATGCTAAATCTTGGAAGCTAAACGGCATCGAAACAGTGTAATATAACAGTATTACTTTAAAATAGGGCACTTGATGCCCTATTTTTGTGGCTAAAATACAACACAAAAACGGTTGACACATGCCCCAATGTACGTTATAATATAACTGTAAAGAAGGAGAACTCGATGAGAAAAGGCGAAATGCTTGCACAAATGTTGCACATTGCAACCACTGCACACCACGGTCAATTTGATCGAGGCGGTAATCCTTACATTCTGCACCCCCTGAAGGTTATGCACTATCTCAAGTCAGATGACGAAGAGCTGATGTGCATGGCACTGGGACATGATGTCATCGAAGACACCAGTGTTACTTACAAGGACTTACGTGAAGCAGGCATTAGCGAAAGAGTTATTGCTGGTATCCGTTGCCTAACTAAGCAACCAGGTCAAACTTACGATGAGTACAAGGAAGGCGTGTTTGGCAGCGAAGATGCGATGCGAGTGAAGATGGCCGATCTGCGTCACAACACAGACATCCGACGTCTCAAAGGTGTTACTGAAAAGGACATTGCACGTATGGCCAAGTACCATCAGTTTTATATGGAAATTAGAGCAAAATTAGCTTGACAAGTGTTCAAGTTGATGCTATAATAAACACAAGAAGGAAGACAAGTAGTAGAGATGCTACTTGTCAACTAAGAAAAATATTTTAAAATAAGTCATAAAAGACTTGACAAGTAGAAGGAAGTACGCTATAATAGATACATGACACAGCAAAAAGCAATTTGTCCAAAAACGCAAGTTTTAGCGCATAAAAGCCATCAGCAGTGATCTAAGAGACTAAGTAAAGTACAATGCAAACTAATATGACAAACATATCCTCATTATCAAAACAGCAACAATGGTGCTCACTACAGAGCAAGCCGTTCAGCCCGTCCTTTGAAATGAATTATAGCCGTCATATTAGAATCAGGGTCCAAGAAGGAAGTGGTTACGCATAAAGTGTAATCTACAAACTCCAAGGACCCTGGGACTAAAAACCCCAGGGTTTTTTCTTGATAGGAATAGAATTTGAAGACAGCAAAACAGCAAGCAGAGTGGACTAAACAGCACGAGCTTACTCGGGAACAATTTAAACAATTGATTCAGCGTAAGATTAAACGTGTAGAGTTTTACTACAATGCAAAAGTAAAGCCGGAGCGTGATTTTTCAGTTACGTAAAGATGGCAAAGTGTGAAGTATTCCAGTAACGAGGACTGGGCCATGCACTCTAAACATATGGCAAACGGGCGGTACTAGGGATGAAGCACCTTGTGTGGTGTGAAAAATCTAGTATATTAAAGCAAACTGTATCACAGGATCGTGCATTGGTAGTTCAAGCAGGGGAAATGATACAGTGTGTTTTAATATACACATTGAGCTGGCCAGGACTGAAATGTCGCAGACAGTGTGTTTAAATAATAATGGATGCGCGGTCGACGTTGGAGTGTCACTGCCGGCTGTAACCCGGTTGCCGCAAGGCTTAGTAAGTTCGAATCTTACCGCATCCACCAAATATGGAGTAGAAGCATCAATGGTGATGCAGTGGACTGTAAATCCGCCGCCTTCGGGCACGCCTGGTTCGATCCCAGGATACTCCACCAAAGTTATAAGTAGTAGTCTACAGGGACCTACTATGAAGACTTTATTGCAAAACCGATTCACCACCAAGTGGTGGAATTATACAAAGCCAATTGAACAAGAAAAGCTACAGGAGTTGTATGAATGCGTACAACTTGCACCTTCTAAGAATGGTGATTATTGTTTTGAAATTTATGCATTTGGTGATACTGCCGAAGCAAATGAATTCAAACAATGGCTTTACTGGGAAAACACTTATTGCCTAGATACTGTACGAGGGAAACCTGGTCCGGGACTTAGACGATACAATGGACAAGTGATTGCTCCGCTGGTTTTGATGTGGGTAGCAACTGACAATCATACAGATACAAGACATGATTGTATTGTAAGTTCAACAGTGGCCATGCTCAGTGCAGAAAGCCTGGGTTTACAAACTGGTTTCAACGGTTGTATAGGCGAAACTGAAATAGCCAACAAGTTAAACATAACAGGTAAACCTATTATGACACTTGGCATTGGTTATGCAGGCGAGTTTGACAACGAAGAAAAGCGAAAAGTATTTGATGATAACGGAAATCACGTGGGTTCTGATTATGCCAACATACCCCCTGGTATGAGTTCGCATACTCGTAAGAATAGACCCGCAGTTGAAAAGTTATTTAAAACAATTTAATATCTCTCTGATGTAATGGCAGCATGTCGGTCTCCAAAACCGTTCGTGGGGGTTCGAGTCCCTCGGGGGATGCCAATAATGGATAGTAATGCAGCGGGGTTGGTCCTGCGACGAGCCTTGAAAACTCGGTTCTCTTAACAGGGATGGGGTTCGACTCCTCTGCTATCCGCCAAATTTATGGGTCAGTAGCTTAATGGTAAAGCAGCGAACTCATAATTCGTTGAGTCTTGGTTCAATTCCAAGCTGACCCACCAAAGTTTTGTTTATGTGTGTACGGTTACCCTTATGTGATACGCGAGTCGCCCAAGACACTTGTGTATGTACTCGAAGCCCGTAGCAAGCGTAGGTAATACGTTCAGCGCACGACTTGGACATTGTGTGACGATAAACAAATTCAATATAGTGAGTTGACAGAGTTCGGCTAAATGTACCTCCCTGCTAAGGAGTGTGTTCGAAAGGGCACGTGGGTTCGAATCCCACACTCACTGCCAATTATTTTTAAGACTTATTAGGTGTGGCTATGTTGTAATGGTAGCAACCTAGACTGTGACTCTGGTAGTTCGGGTTCGAGCCCCGATAGTCACCCCTAATAAGTTTTTGTTCCTTTAGCTGATGTGGTCATAGCAGCGGTCTGAAAAGCCGATGAAGCAGGTTCGATCCCTGCAGGGGACACCAATTTTGCGTCTGTAGTATAATGGATAATACACTGGTCTACGAAGCCGGGGATTGTGGTTCGATTCCATACAGACGCACCAATATATTCCTCTGTAGTTAAATGGTATAACAATCGGCTGATAACCGGTCATCACAAGTTCGATTCTTGTTGGAGGAACCATTTTTATCACTGTGTGAGGCGGGTACTGCGCAAACCTAGCCAATAGATGGGAATGTGTATTTCGACGTACACCACAGTGGCCAGTTTTATCTCTCATTGGGCTAGCGGCTATGCCTCCTTGTTTGGAACGAGGAAATCGAAGGTTCGAGTCCTTCATGGGAGACCAGTTTTGTTCGGGTGTTATGTAATGGTAGCATATCAGACTTTGACTCTGAGAGTGTAGGTTCGATCCCTACCACCCGTACCAGTTATGTCATATAAAGGAAATAGTATGAATTGGAATGATTCAAATCGCTGTAATAGCGAACAAATAAAATCGTGGACTCTCTTGTGTACGCAATACCGGGAGTCACTTTACTGATAATGGTGCGGTGGCCGAGCGGCTCAAGGCAACTGATTGCAAACCAGTACAACCGGGGGTTCGAATCCCTCCCGCACTTCCATTAAATGCCCCGATAGCCCAATTGGTATGAGGCGTCTCTCTCAAAAGGAGAATCGTGTCGGTTCGAATCCGACTCGGGGCACCACTTGCTCTTATAGTTAAATGGTAGAACGCCTTCTTGGTATGGAGGTAACGATAGTTCGATTCTATCTAAGAGCACCAATATTAAATGCGACGACCGTCTTTTAATCGACGTTGAGCCATCATAACACGTTTTGGAACTACACTAGCAATTTCTTCGTAGTCGTCCATGTCAATTGCATCGCAATCAGATCCAACTTCGACCAGTTTCTCTACAACAAAATGTAGAATCTCATCACTTACTACATCTTCGCGAATTAATTCTAATACACGAATAAGTGCAGGGATATTAAATGTTACAGTTGGTTGTGTGCTTTCGGCCTCATCGTTATCAGTTTCGACTTCGGTATCTGTTGCATCAGCCCCGTCGGTTTCAGTTTGACGATATAATAAGCCATTGCGACCTCGTACCATTGATTGTCTTGATTTGTAATATGACATAGTATGTCTCCTTGTGTTATTGACACAAGTACTTAAAACAAAATTTTAGATACTTGCCAAGGCTTATGTGGTAGCACTACTTCATAATTAGGCCAACAGTTCCAACTTCAAAGAAGTGCTGTTGGTAAATGCTATATTATTTTTATTGCACTGTGTTGCTAGAAACGAATATAATTCTTTGTCTGAGTTGCATGGTGTTATGTAATCATAGCACAGGTCTAATACTAGTTCGGGAACAATATTGTCAGACGAAAGTGTTTTGTAATTAAACGGCAAATTTAAATTTGCCATGCAGCCAGTTACATTGCCTCCCAGCAAGTAAATTTTTGTTGGGGCAGGATGCCCTTTAACTGCATCACTCAGACTTTCACCAGGCAACAGGTTATAAAACGAACCCAGCCTGGTTTTGGTAGTTACCAAATCGCGGTAGTAGTCAATATCAATTTGAGAAGGGTTGGGATGATTGTATGCCCACACAAATCTAAAGTGTCTTGCCCGCTTGACTGCACCTAGTAATAGGTTAAGTTCTTTGAAAAACTTAACCTGAGCAATAAACGTACTTTTCATTTGCTCCGACTCATGTCCTTTGACATTGAAGGTACCTGTGTTTTGGTCAATGAATATAAAGTAAATCATGCAGATACTTATGCATGTAACATGGAGACAACAATGGCAAATGTAAAGCAAGGCAATCTTACAAAAAGTCCTCAGTGGTGGAAACATCTTAAGGATTGGAAACGTGTATTTTGGAAGTCAGAGCGACAAGCTCAAAAGAAAGATATAAAATCAGTTGACAACAATTGAGAATGGTGTTATAATTAATACTTAAACAAAAAGGTACTATATGAAGCGAACAGCTAAACTATAGTGTCACTTGGATCTCCGTATGGTCTAGGGTGGCACGTAAAAGAAAACTAATACGAACACCCATGCTAAACTTTAGTGGCGAAGTACCCGGCTCTTAACCGGACTAACTGAGTTCGATTCTCAGAGCATGGACCATACGGGGTATAATTCAATGGCTAGAATAACCGGCTTTTACCCGGTCTATCACGGTTCGAGTCCGTGTGCCCCGACCATATCTAAACACATTACCTATTGACAGCGGCATACCCGTGGAGCCAATAGTAGTCTTGCAAGCTAGTGTGTTTAGATATGGTCAATGTTATCTGCAGGTAGCATCCATGCTGGGGAGTAATTACCCTCAGGAACTCGTAGTCTTCTAATGGTAGGAAAGGCCCGTTATGGGGTTGAATGCAGGTTCGAGTCCTGCCTACAATGAGTTTGCCATATACGATAGTATGTTGGTGTATTAGTATTACGCTATAAATAATTTTATGGCACTACCTCCACCAGTAAACTTACCGCTACCTGCACCGTCTAATAAGATTACAGAATATCAGGTTGACGTGACCAGCAGCAGTAATTTAGGAAGCATCAATCATAGGATATTGATAACCAGAGTAGGCCCGTTAAACCCACCGCAGACATTTGAAATGTTGTTGACTGATGAGCAGTGGGTGGTATGGCGTCAATTGTTTAACCCATTATAAGAAGTAGAATATAAAACGTTATGTTTTATATTTGGTAACGTAGCATTACGGCAATGCGCCACCTTCATACGGTGTCAAAAGTGAGTTCGATTCTCACCGTTACCACCAAAGTTATTCCATCTTAGTATTCTCGGTGAGTGCCCCTGGCTGTTAACCAGGTGAGGTTGGTTCGAATCCAACAGATGGAGCCAGATTTCGAGTTAGACGTAGAGATGAGTCCCTTGTTCGCTAGTGCCCTATTCTTGAGCATGACACACCAGTAGCAGTACAAGGTAGCATAAACTCTCTCATACGAGACAAGCCAATGAGTCCTTGAGAAAGATAGTTGGTCACTTGAAAACCTAATAGGGTCCTTAGTGAAATGGATATCACTTCGGTCTTCGAAACCGACAGTGCTGGTTCGATCCCAGCAGGACCCACCATTTAATACTTTGGTCTATATACTACTATAGTACTATAAATAGATGATGTACAACATCATCGAAGATAATAGTCCTTACTATGTCAAGTTTAATATGCCCAATGCTGTTGAAATCGCTAACGTGTATAAAGACGTTTGCAATCGAGTGTTTAAACGACCGTTTGTTTCAGAACCACTTCATTCTGATTCAGCATTAGAAGTAATCAAACTATTCCCTGAATTTAATCAATTGGAGTTACTGTCCTCTCGCATGAATATATTTGTTAGTAAACCTGGACTATATTCCCCGCCTCATAAAGATGGATCAGATATGCAATTTGGTATTAATATACCAATTGAAATCTTAGATGAACACTGTATCACAAATTGGTACACTGATAGTAGTGTAAGTGAATTTGAATACTATGCAGGTCCAGATAATTTCATGGGAATGAAACGGTATATTCGAGAATTACGAAATTATCAAGTTGACAGTGTTAAACCAACTTCGTCAACGACAATGAAACACAATGAATGTTTATTGTTTAACGTAGGTGCATTTCATGATTGGGACAATAGACGGTCGCCCAATCGAAGAATTATATTAACCCTAAGACCCGTACCACATTGCAAGTTATCGTTTGATGACGTAGCCAACATACTATTTGGTGGTTGACGTTGTTCAACTCTTGTGCTATAATATAATAACAACATAATTAGGAGCAAGTATGCCATGGATTGAAAATGTAGCAGCCGCAGATATTCCAACCCGCTTTCATCACGAGGCTGGAGAGAACTCAATGCTGATCAGTATTGTTGACCCAGCAAGCTGGCGTCCAGTGCCTGCTCACAAGTTTAAGGAACAACACAACTTTGAGTTCCTTGACATTGAGCTTAACGACTTTGCACTAGATGAAGCCATGCGATGCAGCCAAGAGCAAGCAAATGAATTAGTTCGGTTACTGCAACATGCACTGGAAAATAGAATGAATGTTGTGGTACATTGCTATGCAGGCGTTTGCCGAAGCGGCGCAGTGTGTGAACTTGGAGTCATGCTGGGCTTTGAAGATACTGGCAGATTCCGTAGCCCCAACTTACTGGTCAAGCATCGTATGATGAAGGCCCTGGGCTGGACCTACGACCCAGATGAAAAGCCCAATCTTGATGACTGGCGAACGTTTAAAAACGATCTGTAAGTGTTGTAAAAATACAACAATAAACTGGTTGCTCATCTAAGCATCTTGTGTTATACTACATGTATTAAACAACGAAAGGCATCAAATGGCTGGCAAAGCAAAATCAATTTATTTGACAATCACAGTAAAAGGACAGTTTAAAACTGTTTTTAACAGGGTCTTTTTTGATGCGAAAGCATACAATGAGTACGTCAAATCAGATGAGTTCAAAGCCCAATGGCCCGCTCAAGAGTTTGATGTTATTAAAGAAGTTTATTGATGGAAATATCCAGGGCCGAACAAAGCATTAGCAAGTATAATGCTGAACAGTATCGGATGCGACAGATCCAACTGGAACAAAATCGAGCCCAGGATTATACCAAGGTTGTTGAAAGACGAAATTACGAACGTGAGATTGCTGAACGAGTGTCTAAAAATATTCGTTTAGATTTGGATAAGGGTAGGAATATTGATATAGAATGTTAAAGGAATAGATGTATAAGGTAGTAGGAAAAGAAGAAACTTTCAAAGTGCTTACACTGGCAGAAGCCATGAATGTTGCCAAGTCAATGAATGAATTTGTTACCATCAAGGGTAGTGACTTTGAAGTGTGTGGAATGTTTGGAGTTGACAGCATAGTAGACGGCGTATGCCCCGACGGTGTTAAATACGATTGGAACAAGGCCAGTCGCATTGGAGCGCCAAAGCGTGTTCGAGTATAAGGAAAAACAATGAAACGTGTAATTGAAGTCCGTGCCGCAGAAGGTGGCGAAGACTCTAAACTATTTGTGAAAGATTTGGTGCAAGCCTATATTAAATTTGCTCAAAGCCAAGGCTGAGCTACCCGCCTGATAGGTGAGTATCTTGGTGAGCTTCATATTGAAGTTCAGGGTTCTGATTTATCCGGCTTATATAATGAATCGGGCGGCCATAGAATACAACGTGTTCCTCCCACAGAGCGCAAGGGACGAGTGCATACCAGCACAGTGACAGTGGCAGTCATTGATCCCGTGGAAGTTACCGCAAGCGTAAAAGAAAGTGACTTACGCATTGAATGGTACTCGGGAACAGGTGCAGGTGGCCAACACCGAAACAAGCACCAAAACTCGTGCCGTATTACACACATACCTTCTGGCACAGTTGCAACAGCACAATGTCGCAGTCGTCAGAATAGTATGGACCAAGCCCTAAGTACTATCCATAAAACGGTTGACAGTCAGGCAAAAAGCCAGTATAATAACGACATGGCAACAAACAGACGAGAACAAGTTGGATCAGGTATGCGAGGCGACAAAATCCGCACTTACCGTTTCCAGGACGATGTTGTCAAGGATCATATAACAAATAAATCAACCAGCGTTAAGAAAGTGCTAAGTGGCAATTTTGATCTGCTGTGGTAATCAAAGGAATTAAAATGAAAACATGGGTAACAAGTGACTTGCACTTTGGGCACAAAAACATTATGAATTTTTGTCCAGAGACGCGAGCACGTTTTAATAACGATGTTGCTTACATGAACAACGCAATGGCAGAGGAATGGAACCATAAAGTTCAGCCAGATGACCTTGTGTACATCTTAGGTGATGTAGCGTTCATGTCAGGCAGCGATGCTGGTAGAATGGTAAAACGTTTGAACGGCAAGAAGATTTTGATTCAGGGCAATCACGACAAAAAGACTCTGAAGGATGCCACGTTCTTTAGTGCGTTTGAGGAAGTACACGATTATTTGTTTGTCAACTATGACGGACATAAGATTATTATGTTTCACTATCCCATTGCAGAATGGGACCAAATGCATCGTGGTGCATTACACTTTTATGGTCACTTGCACGGTGGCAAGAGTGGATTGGAACAATATCGTGCCTTGGACGTGGGCATGGACTCTACAGGTGAAATTGTAATCTCCATGGAACGTGCTATTCGGTTGATTGAGAACAACGAAATTAAAGGTCATCATGTTTAAGGATCGTTTAAAAGAGTACGTAGAGTCCTCCAAGCTAGTGAACATGCGGGAATGTGGCCTGGGCATCTATGTACTCAAATATAAAAAACGTGTGTTCTACGATTCATTGTGGAACGAGTACATTGCTGAATGTCGCGGAAGTATTGTGGATGCAGATTTCAACTTGATTGCTTATCCATTCACAAAGATCTACAACTATGGTATCGAGAAGGAAGCACCAGTGCTGAACAAAGATACTAAAGTTACTGCATTCCGTAAAGTAAACGGCTTTATGGCAGCAATGACTGTGCATAAAGGTGAACTATTGGTTTCAACTACTGGTTCAACTGACAGCCCATATGTGGACATGGCAAAGGAAATGATGGCAACACACATGCCTTTGACAGACTGGCGTATGGCATTGGGTACAGCAGATTGCGAAGGAATGACTTTTATGTTTGAATGTGTGCATCCAAACGATCCACATATTGTTCCAGAAAAGCCAGGCATGTATTTGTTAGGAGCTCGTGAAAACACATGGGGTTCTAAGATTGTACGCGACCCATTCTTTTTGCAAGGTTTTGCTTGTGATACACTTAAATGCTTTTGGGCAGAAAGCACAACCACTAACATGGCACGAGTAGAACAAATGGCAAAAGAATGCAAACATGAAGGTTATGTATTCTATACTGACGAAGGCGTGAGTGCTAAGATTAAGTCACCGTACTACTTGACTTCAAAGTGGGTTGCTCGCAATCCACGTACAGACAAACTAGTGGACTTGAACAAGGACATCAAGCACCAATTGGACGAAGAATACTATCCATTGGTGGATGCAATACGTGAGAACATTGTGGCTTACACTGCAATGGATGAACAAGCACGCCTTGTCTGGGTGCGTAATTATTTGGAGGCAGTATGAAAGATGAAAGTCATTTACCAGTAGCAGAACAGAGTCTGGTGTTCCGTTTGCGTAAACGAGCAGAGATTCGTAGGCAAATCAGTTCACGTAAAAGTGTAGAAGAAGGTAAACCTGACCGCATTGCAGATCTATTAGAAGAAGCTGCCAATGAGATTGAACGTTTAATGAAGTGATTGATGCGGTGCCAATAGTGTAACCATCATCTCGTAGGGAATCATCTTGGGTGTTTCACCTTTAATGGCCAGGGTCATTGATACACAGTATCTTGAATTGTTGTCAGTAGTTATGTTGTGTGGGATGCCAGTCTGGGCAATGTTATATCCCTTTAGATTACTGCTACCAACCAACGTGACCTCATCGGGCTGAAAACTGGTAAATTTGTTTCTACCGGTAGGCTCATAGGGTTTATGTACAATGGGTTGGTACCAATGCATCTGACTACCTTCTCCGCCACCAATGTAATTTATCTTGGCCATGTTGTTGGGAATCATATACGCATCGGGCTCACCATCAATATGAATCATACTGGTGCGGTTAGCAGGAGTGCAAAACAGCTCAGCGAAACGTATGCATAAGTTACATTGGTCCAATAATTCAACTACTTCGGGCCTGATATGCTTGGATACATTTAGTGCTAGACGAAACTGTCTGTCCGGATTTATTGACTTGTTGTAGTTCATTAGATCAAGACCAGCTTGACCAAACGGTTCTGGCAAAATATCAAGTGCAGTATAGTAGGTCATGTCAATATTTATAAAATTGTTGTTGACAGCAAGTGATAACTATGCTATAATACATACATAGCAAAGAACAATGGAGCGTTGGCCGACCGGTTAAGGCAACAGATTGCTAATCTGTCACTGCGCAAGTGGTGAGTAGGTTCGATTCCTACACGCTCCGCCAAATTTTTAAACCAATGAAAGAAACTATGATCAAGCCAGGAAAAACATTCAAACTAAGCAAGCAATCTAAACGACTTATGTGTAGCATTGTTGATGCAGGACAACGTAATGCATTTAAACATGCAATGATTCAAGCAGAATTAGCTGCCGCAGTTGTTGTCAAACGCGAACCGCGCCCAGCAAATGGTGCACCACAGATTCGTAAGTAAGAGTAAAGTCACATTGTGGTGCATCGTACCACACATTCTGGCGTTAGTATAATGGATAATACAGCAAGCTTCTACCTTGCGAATGTGGGTTCGATTCCTGCACGCCGGACCATATTATAAAAAATAGGACCCTTGGGTCCTATTTTTTTGGTTTAAATTTCTAAGAAATTAATTATGCAACTTGTTCAACAACATGGCTATTTGTAATACCGTTCGTTGCATTGTATGCATCACGTTCGATTACAACAGGCAATAAACTTGGGTCTGCTGCAAATTCGTCTAGGGCTTCGATATTTGCAAATACATATTCAATGACCTGGGTCAATGACTTATCAGTTGGTACGTGACGAGTAACTGATAGTAATTTGCCGGTTGCTACATAGGCTGCATCAATTGCAGATTTTGTACCTGGCGCTGCTGCCCAAAATAACACATCAGTGTTTGGACGAGTAAAGGTGCGAGTTAATTTAACTGGATTTGTCATTATAATGGACTCCGTTTTCTGTAACGCTTCATGCGTTGTATAAAAGTATTTATCATATACTTATCGTTCAAGATGATGTTTCAATGAATTATGGACAATTTACCATGCTTGCTTCGTTGATGTGTTTGATTAGGGCAGCGGTTGGACGGCCAGTAATCCTAATCTGTCGGCGGCGACTTGTTGTAATAGGTACACCATGGTAGAAAAAGTCATTAAACAAGTAAACAGGGTAGTTAACTGTATTGTATTCATTTGTAAGATCACTGGAACTGCTATAGTACATGGGTACGCCGCCATCACTGATGTTGATAGTTATCTGCACAAAGCCCTGTTTCCAAAGAAAGTTATCAACCATCCGCTGTACCTTTAAGCTACGTTGACTGCTAGGTAAGAAATTGCTGTTATCTCTATGTATAATTGCAAAAGTATCTTCTCTTAAAGAAACACAACGTACTCCAATAATTGTATCAAGCGGTAGACTTTTAATGTACTTTGTTATCATTAAGTCTTCATACTGTGGGAAGAATTTAAACTCGCCATGTTTGTCAAGCACATAGTTTCGAATAGAAACGCTGCCATTTTTGCTATTTTCAGCCAGCTCTGCGTCTTCAGAATCCAAGTATACCAGCGATGCACCCTTCCAACTTGGGTAACCATTGTCAATGGGCTCGCCTGTTCTACTTCGAACGTCTGCTTTGACATACTTGTTGGGGTCAACCATGTTCCATTTGATGTTTGCTTCAATGGTGTGTAGTAGTACATCTTCACCGTTACGAACATTACTACTAACAGGTAAGATGCGGTTATCGTACTCTTCAGCAAAAGCTACCTGGTCATATTCCAAGCCCGATAATTCGGCTGCTACCAATGAGTGAAAGTCTATCATGCAGTTTCTCCTTTGAGGTCTCTGATCATTTGCGTATATTCAACTGCATGTTCAGCTAAATGGAACGGAAAACGTTCAAATAGTTTTGTTCTACTAATGCTGTCGGCAATGGGTAATTTTTCAAATCCAGTATACTTTTTTCTATTCAGCAAATCTGAATCGGGATAGTGAGTTTGATACAGTAAGTGTTTGACATCTGCATTGTTAGCAAGATCATCTCCAGCTGGTGCATTGTCATTGATCATTTTTAAAATAATAGGATCAGTTAGATAAGCCAGCATTTGGTCGGGTGTGTATTGATGGAATCCAGCCGCACCATGCACTCCGGAGAATACCCAGTACTTGTACCAAGAACAAATCATTTCACGTTCACGAAACCACCATTTGCCAAACTGTCTATACAAGTAAGGCTCGCCCTGGCCAAGTACTACGTATCCGGGAATTTGTTTAGCACCCCACATTGTACAAGCAAGTTGTCCACTACGAGTTTGACTTATCCCAGTAATGATATCAAATTCTTCGCTTTCAAAAAATGCAACAGGGTCTAATTCAATTTCCAGCACAGGTATGCTATATTTTTTGCACAAGTGGTATGCAAATACAGACTCGTGTTTATTGGCATCATTTTTGTATTTTAGGATGGCAGCAGTAAATGGTACACCTGCATCTAAAAATGCACGAGCCGCTACTTCACTGTCAGCGCCACCACTTAGTAGCAAATACACATCAAGTCCAAGACGAGTTGCTTCCTGTTGTATTTTAAGTGCAGCTCTACGATTAGCTTCTTTTACAGTCAGTGTTACATCTTCAGCAACACCGTATTGGCATTGCCATGTTTGGTATCGACTGGTTCGCGGCACATACCAAGTTTGGTCGTAGCCAAACTTAAAATGATTTTTATGGGTGTAATCTAAGGTTGGATTCATAATAAGTATAGTTATAGCGATATTTATGATTTAATTATTTGCAGAAAACCCAGGAAACAGAATGAAGAAATTCTTTACTAAAGATTGCCCCGACGATATTACAGTAAGTAGATGGTTGAAAAATAACACTGACTGGGAAAGTTTAATGTCCACAGTCAAACCCATCAATACATTTGACCAAGTGATTTGTTTGCGTGTAAAGGACTTTGATCCTGTAGCAATCAGCAACAGCATCACTGAAGCATTGACAATTTACGGTGATCATGGTTGGAAGTCAGCAGAAGGGGAAGATGCAGGTTACACTGGGTTCAGTCTGGTATATAACCCTGAACACCAAGACGGATTAGATCCGCATAGCTCTACACTGGGCACTCCTAAGAATTCCAATAGTCAATTTTTCTGGAACTCGAAACAGCAACACTCGGTATTGAAGAACAGCTACTTCGACGGTTATGGGTTCAATACTCCAACTCCTGCCAGCCAGCACGGTGAATTTGGCAAGTTTATGGAAAGATGTAAGCGTACTCGTGTACGTAGTAGATTGAGTATTCTAAATGGTAAAGATTTTGAACTAACCCGTGGCTGGCACAAGGACGAAATGATATTTGAAAACATTCGCATCAACATCCCAATCACTACTACTCCACAATACATGTTTCAAATTGAAAATCATGCACCAACGCATTTAAAAGTTGGGTGGGCATACTCGTGGGACACTTATGTGCCACACAGAGTATTTTGCGAAAATGTAGTAGATGACAGTCGTAGAATTCATGCAGTGCTGGGATTCAGTCCTTGGTGGGATTATGACGCAGAAGAACAATGCTGGACACAAAACGAATTTTACGGAAATAAACATCCGTTTGATATGCTAGTAGACGGAGACCTATTTGAAGGACTTGAACTTGACACAACAATAAAGGTATATGAATGATTGACTTTAACAAATTTTACACAGCTTGGTTTTACGATTCTGAAATGAACTTAATCCCTGCTAGTTCTATCAATAAGGAACTTGCAACCACTGCTGGCTTTACAGTAAAATTCAATTTTGAAGATGTACCCGACCAGCCATTGGTCAAATTGGCCACTACCTTATTACAACAGCTACCGCAGAATTTTGTATTTGTACGCCCAGGCATGAGACTTGTCAGTGATACATTGGAAGCATTGTGTCAACAGGTTGGACGAAGTGACATACAGTTCGTTACTCCCGATGCAGAAATTGATGCAGCATGGTTTGAACTTGCAAAAGAAAAGTATTTTTGCAACAGTCAATTTACATTACACGAGTTATACACAGTTCATCGTCTTGCAAGTGAAGGTAAGCAAAGTGGTTTAGTTGGGACTTTCCCTTCGTTTGTCGACCATAGCACAGTAACCAAATCACCCACAACATTTTATGCAGCAGAACCAAAATGGCAAATGTTGTTACCTTATTCGGACATTCCGGCTGCGTTAATGTACAACGATTGTGAAAAGTTTTTAGTACCAAATTTTTGTTTGCTACTACTTCGTGCTTTCCTTGGACAGCTTAATCTGAATCAGAATACAGCACTACTTAGATCACTGACCGTTAACAGATTTGGGCCAATGACTTTGGCAGTTTCATTAATGCCAACCAAGTCACATGACTTGGAACTAATCAGCAACAGTCTGAACTATCCTTTTTATAAAGGCCTGATTGCAAGAGAGTATGCAAATACACTGCAACCAATGGAGTCAGTGAATGTTGATTAAGGAAAGTTCCTACTCAGAGTGCTTGCCACTTTTAAAAGAACTGTGGCCAGATAAAGAACCAGTCCCGCCAATTGACAACACACTAGGAATGATTAAATTTTGGGGCAGTGATTATAGTTTAATGAAGCCGCGTTATGTTATTGCAATAGATGATAACGGAGAAGCGTTTGGTTGCACACATGCTTATCTGACAGGGCCTGGCGAACTTAGAGTTAGAGGCACATACTGCAAAGCAGACAACCGTTATTCGGGGGTAGCAAGTACAATGGTAAATCAAGTGATTGCTATGTTTCCCGACTGTAACTTTGTGTACACCTTCCCTCGTAACGGGGTTGAGGGATTTTATGCAAGCCTGGGATTTACTATATCTGAACATCGATGGCCAGGAATTTACAAAGGTGTTTCATACGCATGGAAACACATAAACAAGGAATCAACATGACAATTACACGTTGGGAATACTCAAAAAAATTAAGCAACTACCACTTTGACAATACTGTGAACGAAGATACAGATCCACACTATAAAGTAATTGGCCGCATTGAAGGAGACCTGTCTGCACTGTACCAGGCTCAACTCAAGGTGTATCAGCCCGAAGCCAATGGCTTTTTAAATAGACTACAGGTGCAAAACAATCAAGTGGATCCACCGTTTACAATGGAGTACGATAGAGCAGAACTGGAGTATTTGAATCTAGATCCAAACCACACATTCTTTTATAACTTGCGCAGAACTGGTAATGATGCAATACAAAAAATCATCGACTCGTTTAAGTTTAAAAAAGCTGGTGCAAGTTTTCACATTCAAAAACCTGGCGGTTTGTTTCCTTACCACGTTGATGAAATCCCTGGCACAAAAGGCAATGATCCAGACAGTTGGCTAGACAAGGATCCAAAGTGGGCAGCAAGATTTGAAATCCAAGTATTTGATTGGCAACCTGGCCATGTATGGGCAGTGGGCAACACATATTGGAAGCAATGGCGTGCTGGAGATATTGTATGGCACAATTGGAGAGATACACCGCACGGTACTTGCAACTTGGGTAGAAGCGATAGGGTCACACTTCAAGTCACTGGCTTATGCTCCGAAGAAACTATTGAAATTGTCAATAACACCAATCACTTGTTTAAACTATGATTACACATGACCTAACTCTGCTTATTGACCTGCAAACAGATTGCATACTGTGCTTTTCTAACTCGCCTACGTATATTGTAATGCCAAAGTTCAACATCTTAAAGAAAGCTGTGTTGGACACTGAAATTAGATTAGTATCAGTTGGCGCTACTGTTTACCGAGCAATTACACAAGACATTGTGCGGAACGATTTGGTGTACGTTGTGGGATCAGAGTTAAAGCACTTTACCGTCGTTGATGGTGATGTTGATAGACTGGTAAGTCGCAAACAACTTGCAAATCGTAAATTACGATCAATTGAAAAGTTATTATGGCTCGAATTGCAAAATCTCAAAGACTATGTTGGTTATCAAGGACTGGAATATGAGCAATGCATTGCATTTCAGTTAAACAGCTCGCATAACGGTTTAGATGAGTATGCAACTATCAATGGCTTAACAGTGGACCAAGCTCGCCGCGAACTTGAATTTGAGTATGCTGAAGTTCAAAATAAGAAAATGAGAATCTATGCCTGGCACAAAAAGTTCACGTGCGATATTACACTCGCGCAGACCTTTGAAGAGTTAGATGCAATTGACATTCATATAAACACTCAGCTATGGAGAGATGCATTAATATGACAACGTTGTATGCGTACAATCCTGCTAGAGTTCAATTACCACTCACAGCAGATGTAGTACGCTGGAAAAACATAAGCCAAATTATCAATGACAACATCAGCTTCATTGACCGTACAGGCTACATTAGATTGCCCATTGACGCAGGCGTACCTGCTTCGATGCACTTGCCCAAGTACGACAGTTCGTTTAATCTAACTTACACCGAATGCTGCCAACTACAGGTTCAACGCATTTTAAAACAGCAGGAAGCGTTAGACAAGCCAATTAGATTAATGTACTCGGGAGGAATTGATTCTAGTATGGTACTGCTGAGTTTTATCAATGAACTAGGAGTTGAACAACTTGGCACACGGCTTGAAATTGCAATGAGTAGTTTGTCAATTGATGAAAATCCTGCTATGTGGGAAAAGGTTCTACGCCGCAGTGATATCAAATTGATTAATTCTTTGGAATTTAATCAAGGCGTATGCAATGATTACATACTTGTTGGTGGTGAGTTTAACGACCAGTTGTTTGGTTCTGCAATGATTAAATCATTACTTAAATGGAAACCAGCAAGTGAATTACTTTCCCCACGTTCGTTATCACTGCTAATAGAATACTTTATTTGGGTAGGACTTGACCAAAGAGAATCTGAACGATGGGCAAACCTTTTTTATGGTTTAGCGGATCGTGCTGGTTTTGAAATTTATTCAACGTGGGACGTATTTTGGTGGCTTAACTTTACATGCAAATGGACCAGTGTGTACTTTAGATTCTTAATTTTTAGTCCAGCCCGGGAGTTAAACGAACAGTACCTTAATGATAATTACATACAGTTCTTTGGTACTACTGAATTCCAACAGTGGAGCATGAATGACAGGGATCACAAACACCACGGAACTTGGAACTCATACAAATGGTATCCGCGCCAGCTAATTTCAGAATTTTTAAAAGATAAATCATATTTAGAAAAAGCCAAACGTGGTAGCTTGTATCACGTTGTTCGTGGCCGCAAAAGTAACGATGCAATTGATAGCAATTATAACTTTGTAAATTTATCAACGATTGATAGCAGTTTGATTTACAATCCAAACAACAGCTTTGTCTAGGAGTAAAATGAAAAAATATTATGTAAAAGATGTGCCAGAAGAATCAACAGTTATTTCGTGGTTGTACACGCAATCAGATTGGAAAAAGGCAACAGAAGCATGCAAACCTAAAAACGAGTACGATGAACTGTTGTGCTTTAAGATACGCGATTTTGATGTTGATCAACTGCATGCTGATATTGTTGATGCCACAACAGTGTATGGTGACCACGGGTGGGTATCAAGTGAAGGCATTACTCCTTACTACACCGGATTCAGTTTGGTATACAATCCTTTTCAACTCGACAAGTTAGACCCACATAGCTCTACATTAGGAACACCGGTCAACAGTATTCAAAAGGATGAGTTCTTTTGGAACAGCACACAAAAGCACAGCGTACTAAAAAACAGCTACTTTGATGGTTATGGATTTAATGAACCAACACCAGCCAGTGGTCATAAGAGCTTGGGTACCTTTATGGAACGATGCAAACGCACTCGAGTTAGAAGTAGAATGAGTATTCTAAACGGAGAGGTGTTTGATGAAAAACGCAAGGCCAAACGTGGGTGGCACAAAGATGAATTGATCTTTGAAAATTTACGTATTAACATTCCAATTACTACTACCAACGACTACTTGTTTCAAATTGAAGGTCATACGCCTGAACATTTGGATGTAGGTTGGGCTTACTCATGGGATACCAATGTATCGCATCGTGTGTTTACTAATGCACAAAACACCAGCCGTAGAATACATTTGGTTCTGGGATTTAGTCCCTGGTGGGATTACTTGCCAGAAGAAGAGGCCTGGGTCCAAAATGAATTTTATGGCAACAAGCATCCATTTGATATGTTGGCCGATGGCGACATATTTGAAGGTCTTGAACTTGACAAAACTAAGAAAGTGTATTAAAATAAAACTATGTTTACAAATATATCTATTCCAAAAGCACCTGTTCCTATCAACCAGTGTGATGTAGTACTTGGCACTGAAACAGATGCCACTAGTCGAGAACTTAAAATTTCGTTTGTTGATGTGGTAGCAGGTAATCGACCCATGGCATTGTTTTTGAAAACCTACGCAGAAATTATCGACACTGGATTTGCAGCACCTATTGTGGTCTGGGCCGATATCAACAAGTCGCATTGTTTGTATGCAACTGACAGCAACAACAAAGTGGTAGGTGGTATTGTTTTTGAATACAGACACTTGGCAGGTTGTGGTTGGATCACGTTGTCATTTACTGCTCCTGAAGAGCGCGGCAAACGAATCAATCAACTGCTACACAAATACTTGGTAGAATTTGTTAAACTGCGAGGCGGTAATCACATTGCTTCTCACGTACATGTTGATAATGCATCGCGACTGCGAAGCAGTGAACGGGTGGGCTTGACTCCGCAATTCTATAGAATGTATCAAGCCATTAAATGACCAAGTTTGTAGTTATAGTTGTATTACTATTGTCTTCAGTTGGTGCTTGGTCAAAGACGCCTTTACAAATTAGTATAGCAGAACAAGCACAGTCTATATTGGTATTTGATCGAACATCAAATCGCATAGTAGAAAGTTTTAACGCAAAGACGCAACTACCAATCGCATCTATTACAAAGTTAATGACAGTGTATGTAGTGCTAGAAAGCAAAGCCAATTTAAATGAGATGATTACAATCAATCGACAGAAAATTGAAGGTAGTCGAAATTTAAAACATGGAATGCGAGTAAGTAGGCAAGAACTGATTACCTTAAGTTTAGTTGCATCTGATAATTTAGCAGCCAAGACATTGGCACTTGCACATCCTGGCGGCTATGATGCCTTTATCGAATCGATGAATTTGACTGCTAATAAGTTAGGAATGGTCGACACTGTATATGTTGAACCAACTGGATTACTACTGAATAAGAGTACCACTTGGGATTTGCATTTACTGAATACTGCAATTAAAAAACACAAAGAGTTTGCTGCGGCAGCAATGACTGCGCAAACAACCGCAGACACTGTAAACCTTAAAGGAATCATAAAGCACGTTATGATTCGTAATACAAGTATGTTTGCAGGCAAGTATGATATTTCAGTTGGTAAAACTGGCTTTACTAATCCAGCAGGTTGGTGCATTTCAATGTCAATGACGCACAAAGGAAAAGAGTTTGATATTATTGTTCTCGGTAGTCCGGACAAGAAAACTAGAAATAACTTGGTTAGTGCCAAGCTTCGTGATTATATGAACACCATCACTGCCAGCGCAGTTATTAAAGATATTGCAGTAATAGAAGAAGCACAGTAAATCAAAACGGCCACGGTTGAGTTGATCTAACGCTTAATATAAGTCTAGGATTGGCACCAGACCAATTGAGCGCATGGAGTATATCAGTCCTAACAAAACTTGCATGCTCCTGTTTTTTTGACAGCGTACGGGACCTAACCAATGGTTCGCCTAATGTTTGCCATCGCTCCGTTGGAGTAACTCCTACTACTTGAAGCCTACCCACTGAGTGTCCTGCAGGATTAGTAAATTTTTCATTTGTTATTCGATGATCATTTCGATCTATGTTCCACCAAACCATCTCAGTATCGTCGTCACCAGACATGAGAATATTAAAGCGTATGGGAATATCGATCTCTGTCCCATCGCCCCCAGTGGTGTCAAGGTGTGGATTACCTAATATACTTTCTCGGACACGGGGCAACTGCTTATAGATAAACAGTTGAGGATACAAATCTTGAATAGAATAAGTTTGTAAGAATACTACTATCTCGTTCCATGCAGAACTTTGCATAAATTGCTGATAATCTAAATCATTAAATTTTACCAATGCACTGGCAGCAGGAGCATGCAGTTGATAGTCTGCAATAATTGGCTCAGAAAAGCTCTGTAACCAGGCCCAAGCCGGGTCCGAAAATTTGAAGTTTACAGTTTTATAGCAGTTCATATGATATTTATAAATAGGTTGACAACATCGTAAAATTAGCTTATAATAGTTTATACAAGGAGGCAGTATGATTGTTCACATAAAAGTTGGGGTTAAAAAAGAAAACGGAAAATGGGTAGGCCGCTGGCAATCTACCAGTTGCGTAAGAGACGGATTTGTATGCGACAACTGCACTGATTTTCCCAGTGAAATTTTAGCAAATCGTAGAGAAGAGCTGGAACGCAAAATGGATAAAGCACTGCGCCTGGCATTTCCCAAAGCCAGCTATATTGTACAGCATCGTGAGGCAGTTGATGCGTGATTTGCAAGCTGAAGAAAAATCAACTCGACGGCTATTTGCATTTAGTGGACTGATGTTTTTGCTAGGGCTTGTTGCACTGGCAATCGGCACAGAAATGATGGTATTGGAATACTGGAGTACTGATCCAACTAATTTTTGGATTTGGCAAGGCGCATGGTTTATTGCAGTGGCGTTTGTATTAGGTTTAATCGTTAATATTTCTCAAAGGAAGTAACCATGAGAGATGTATACCGGCCATGGGGCGACTGGAACAAGTAATGGCAATTGCAACACACAAAGGTATTCCAGTTGGGCCATGGCGCCCGGATATTAAAACTGATCATTGGTTAGTGTATCGAACATTTGTATCCTACGATGATGATTCTGGCAATGATTTAATCCAGTTACGACAGCACATGCGAGCTGTACTACAACAGGCCGTTGCAGAATTACAAGAGCATAAAATTGAAGTGGCCAATGCACAATGTCAGGATTCATATGATCACAGATCGTTTGAAAAGACATATAAACTGGCTATTGGATTTAAGTGTCGAGAGGATTTGGTCATGGCCAAATTGGTAATAACATGCGAAGAGTAAAACTGGTAAATCTAGCACTAGGTGATCCAGACGATGTAGAAATTTATGCCGGCGCTGCCTTGTGGACCTGGATGCAGAAACCCGAATGCCAAATGCTAAAAGCATTCAATGTCACAACCGATAAAATGTATTGGACAAATGGACCAATGTTGCCACACAGTATCACAGTTGATGTTTGGGCCGATGTTAGTAAAGAAACAGAATTTTTACTCAAGTTGTCCGGATTGTGTCAACTAAAGTGAAAGCTGTGGCGTTATATATGTATACAGACAATAATGTGTGTATAAACAAACTTAAAAGGTATTTTATGAAAATCGTATCCGCACTTATCGTTTCTTTAATCGCAGCATCAGCATTTGCCGCAGAGCCAGCTAAGACTGCACCAGTTGCTCCAGTTGTTGCAGTGGCACCAGCCAAGGCAGCATCTGCCCCGGAAGCCAAGAAAGTCGAAAAGAAAGCTGAAAAGAAAGCTGAAAAGAAAGTTGTGGCCCAGCCTGCAAAAAGTGCACCTGCCAAGGTCGAAGCAGCACCAGCAGCGGCTACTCCAGCCGCAAAGCCAGCATCTAAGTAATTTAAGTTTATATGACAATGATGAAGATTATGGCCCAGACGAGCTTGATCTTCATCAGGGTTATCGCAGACCTAAATTAGTTGAAGTTGTTGATAATCTCAATGATGACAACGAAGGACTATCTGATCATGTATTAGGTAGGCTGGCAGATATACGTTCTCTAGCAATGGAGAAGTACAAAGAAAAATGGGGCTGAAAAGTCCCATTTTCCTTTTAAATTTAAGATAAATATCTGCTAAACACAAGGAGAATTTATTATGTTAGAAACTTTATTTTGGTTCGCACTAGGTGCGTTTGTAGGTTGGAATTTCCCGCAACCTGATTTTGCCAAATCAATTCAGGCAAAAGTACTAGGCATGTTTAGAAAATAATATGGCATACAGTGAAAAAGTAATTGACCACTACGAAAATCCTCGTAACGTTGGTAGCTTTGAAAAAGGCGATGACACCGTAGGTACCGGAATGGTAGGAGCACCCGCCTGCGGCGACGTGATGAAGTTGCAGATCAAGGTGGACGAAGCAACTGGCGTAATTACAGATGCAAAGTTTAAAACTTACGGATGTGGATCAGCTATTGCGTCAAGCTCATTGATTACTGAAATGGTCAAGGGAATGACACTAGATGATGCCTCCAGGATTAAGAACAGTGAGATTGCAGAAGAACTTGCACTACCTCCTGTCAAGATCCACTGTAGCATTTTAGCCGAAGATGCCATCAAAGCCGCAGTAGCAGATTACCGAGCCAAACATGATATCAGTAACTGATCTGGCTGCAAAGAAAATCCATTCAATGTTGGACCGTAGAGGCACGGGCCAGGGCATCAGACTGGGCGTTAAAACTACAGGTTGCTCTGGGCTTGCTTATGTGTTAGAATACGTAGACACACCAACTTGTGATGACAAGTGTTTTGAATCTAAAAATTGTAAAATATTTGTTGACCCTAAAAGTTGTGTGTACATGGAAGGTCTCGAAGTAGACTATGTGCGTAATGGATTAAATGAGGGTTTTGAATTTAGAAACCCTAACGAACGTGACCGTTGTGGTTGCGGAGAAAGTTTTAGAGTCTAAGGAAACTATTATGAAAAAGTTAGTTGCAATTTTATTATTAGCAGTAGCATCAACAACAGCCTTGGCACAACATCATGGACACGGTGGATATCATCGAGGTGGCGGGAATCGTTGGGTTGCACCATTGGTAATTGGTGGAGTGATTGGTTATGGTCTAAGCCGTCCATATTATGAGCCGTACTATGCACCTGCTCCTGTATATGTACAACCACCTGTGTATGTTCAGCCTCCTGTGTATGTTCAGCCACAATGCACACGCTACATTTATCAAGACCAGTATGGTCAGACAATTAGGGAAGAGACTCGTTGCAATTAAGTTAGAATTCTGCTATACTTAAATTATGCAAATAAACGAACTCCGCGAAATTGATCAGCTACTTGCGTATGTTGATCCAAAATACTATGACAATTTTTGCGACACCTGGTACCTGGGTTTAAACGCATACAAGGAATATCCGCATAGTTTGCTACTGATGGCCAATGCTGTGTTGAATCATTGGGATATTCCCCTGTATGTAACAGATGTATCTTGGTCAGATAATGACAAATGTTTTATTTGGCACTTTGGCGAAAACACCTCTCCAGAATACAATAACTACAAGTAACAGGAGAGTCAAATGTCATTGAACATTAACGGTACATATTCAGCTATTGCAGATCCACAATGGACCTTGCCCGACGGAGAACAATTACCTCCTCTAGTAATTCCCGATCGTCAAGGACCCTGGGCCTTACGATATATTTGGGTCAAGCATCGAGATCAAAATGATGAGTTTGTTGCCAATTACTTCAACAAGGGCAACAATACCACAGGTACTGGTTTAAACTTACGCAAGCAAACCACCCACATGCAAACAGCATGGAATCCGCACAATCAAATCTTTGAAACAAGTCGTGACAATGGCAATCTAGTCTGGCGTGTCAAAGTACACAATCCCGTAGCCAACTCAATTGACTATGTTGAAGTTTGGCGTAGTCCTGAAATCATCAGTTCCATGTTTCGCTACATCAAAGAGGGCGAAGCAGTCAAGGTAACTGATGGAGTAGTAAGAACATCCGAAGACCAAAAGACTCTACGTAATGGATTGTATGATGCTGGTTTTGAAGTTCGTCGCTGGAGAGATTCAGAAACCAATTGGCCCACAGTGAGTCCACAGGTGGCTATGATGTGGTACCGTCATTTTGTAAAGAAACACTTTGCTCAAGATAACTGCATCATCAACACCAAGTACAATGCGGAACTAAATCCAATTTAACTGTTATGGATCTGGACTTGCACGGCATACAACATTCTGAAGTGGATAGAATGGTAGAAAACTTTATCTACTTGAACCAATACAGTATGCCACTTAAAATCATTTGTGGCAACAGCAATCGAATGGTTCAAATGGTGCAAGAAGTGGTCGAGCGTATTGGTTGCGAAACATCCAGATTGCATTATGGCACAATTGTAGTTGACAAATTCCGTTGACTACTGTATAATTTAATTTTAGACAAAGGAAGCAGAATGAGTTTAGTCCCAATGGTTATCGAAAAAACCGGTAACGGTGAACGTGCATACGACATTTACAGCCGTTTGCTTAAAGAACGGATTGTCATGCTGGAAGGTGAAGTTCATGACCAAATGAGCAATATCATTGTTGCACAATTACTCTATCTTGAAGCAGAGAATCCTGAACGTGATATCACTTTGTTTATCAACAGTCCCGGCGGCTCAGTAACAGCAGGCCTGGCAATTTACGACACAATGCAATTTATCAAGTGTGATGTTGCAACCTATGTGATGGGACAAGCAGCCAGCATGGGATCGTTCTTGGCCCAGGCCGGAGCTCCTGGCAAGCGTAATGTATTGCCAGAAGCACGTACCATGATCCATCGTGTTAGCTCGGGCACACGTGGCACCAGCGGATCAGTTCACGTACAGGATCTACAGTTTGAAGATGCAAAACGTAGCTTTGAAGAATCAGTGCGTATCAACAAGCGCCTAACTGAGCTATATGCACGTCACAACACCGCTGGTAAAACATACGAAGAATTGTTTGAAACAATGAAGTTTGACACATTCTTGAGTTCAGACGAAGCAGTTGCATATGGCTTGGCTGACAAGGTAGTTAGCAAGCGCACCTAATACTACAGTGTAATAAATCTGTAACACTACAGCATGTAAATAAAGCAATCGCCTGTCAGTGGCGTACAATGTGATAAGTTACTGGCGCTAAGGACCTTTGGGTCCTTTTCTATTGAATAAGTATTGCAATGAAAATCAAGTTCACATTTAGCAACAACTTAGAGTTGGTGTACAATTTACATGACACTGCTTCTGCTAAATTCTTTGCCGAGTCAATACAACAGCTTGCACCAATTGATATCTGCCCAACTTCATTTAAAAATGGCTTTGATTCTGAGTTGTATATTCCCGAACGAATCCTACGTTTGTATACAGTTGCAAACAACATAAACTCTCTGTATCCCAACCAAGTCAACATTGTACCATTGGAGCCAGACTGGAGACTTGCGCTTCAGCAAATGCACACACACTTTCCAGAGCTGACTAATAATCTTCCTGATTCAGAGTTACAACGTGCAACACCATTGCTTGGGGAATTTAATGATCTAATACACTGGTTGGAAAAGGAACTGAATAGAAAGTACAACGGTTCACCGCTTGATCGGTCTTGGGCTACATTGTGTTTAGACTTCAATCGTGCGCCAATGTGTCGCCACATACCACTACCTGAAAGTGATTACCGATACTTTACTCACGAACTATACTTTGGGAACTTGCACCTACACTATGACAATGTAGGTCGTCATCCATGGGAACTGTTTGGCAGCAGAGATTATGTCTGCCCACCAGATCAAATCATTAGTCAAAATCAAATTAGTCCAAGTTGTAATATGTATTTTAACGACTGGGACATACTACGTCAAACTCGTCAGGCCCTGAGCCTAGATAAGTATACAGCTAGCTTTGATAAGTTTTATCACGAGCGTGGAGGGAATGCCTTTTTTAAGTATGAACGTGACGACGTTCGATTAGCAGTTGGATATTTGAAAATTGGGCAATTGGCAAATGTCAATGACTTTGCAACCATCTCTGCACGTGAGCAGTTGCGAAATCAAATTGCCGCTAGCACACTAACAGGATGGACAGTAATTGAAAAAAATATCACAAATTAGCCAGCACAATAACGTACTACAGTTGACATGGTTCATAAACAACATCTGTACCAACCATTGTGATTATTGCCCTCCTGTATTACACAACGGCACAAACCACCATTATGACTGGGCTCATGCACGTAGCTTCTTGACAAGACTTATGGATCGACACAAAAAAATAAATTGTATTTTATTGGGTGGTGAACCAACAGTGAGTCCATTCTTAAATGAAGCAATTGAACTGTTACATTCTCGCGGGCATACAATATCGTTGACCAGCAACGGAGTACGTTCAGTCGAGTATTGGAAAACTATTGCACCTAAAGTAAATAACGTTTCTATTAGCTATCATCCCAGCTATGGTATTGAGAACTTTTTTGAAAAAGTAGAAGCAATCAGCGAGTTTACACAAGTTGGTGTACGTGTAATGTTTGATACCAGACACTGGGACACTGCTATGGAATTTTATAATCAATGTCTTGCAGTGCCTTATCTAAGAGTTGAAGCTGTTAGGATACTGTCTGAAATTGCAGGTGGGCACACCATTGGGTCTGATTACACATCTGATCAATTGGCTTGGTTAAGCACTGCAACTTCTCGCAACAGTCCGCAAGTTGCAGTTGATTTAAAAAAGAGAAATCCAATTTGGAAACAATTATATATGGGCTCTACCTTTCATTATGATGATGGGTCAGCTAATCAATACGGTGACGCCAATCATTTGATTTCATCGGGGCAAAGTTTCTTCACAGGATGGGCATGTAGTATTGGGCTTGAAAGTCTGTACATTAACTATGATGGCCAGGTTAGAAAAGGAAACTGTAGACAAGGTGGTAATTTGTTTCATATTGACGATCATGTAAACCATCAGTTGCCTTTTAAAGGGGAAATCTGTTTTATGGATCGCTGCACTTGTCCAACTGATATTGTTGTTTCAAAGTTTCCAGTGAACCATAATAGTAACGTCAAGCCTTATCCGGTAATACCAATGGTACCGCAATAATGCGCTGGAAAGACGTTACAAACCTACACCTGGAGATAACTGCACTATGTAATGCAGCCTGTCCTGCTTGCAGTAGATATCCCACATCCAGTTACTTTGTACATCCTTATATTTCAAATAGCGATACATGGAGCATTGACCAAGTTAAAAAACGATTACCGCCAGAAGATATTGCAGGTATAGAAGTGTTTTTTATAAATGGAACGCTGGGCGATTTTATTGCAAACTTTCATGCGCTGGAGATTGTAGAATATTTTAGACAGTGTGCTCCAACTGCATCTATACGCATAAACACAAACGGCTCGGCCCGCACCCAAGAATGGTGGGCAAGATTAGGTAGTATTCCAAAAGTCCATGTGGCCTTTGCCATTGACGGATTAGCAGATACGCATGCATTGTACAGAAGAAATACAGACTGGAATAAGATCATAGAAAACGCTCAAGCATTTATTCAAGCCGGTGGCACAGCCGAATGGATAATGACAGTGTTCAAACACAACGAACATCAAGTTGATGAATGCAATTCGCTGGCGGTGAATTATGGCTTTAAAAACTTTACAAGTAGATTCAACAACAGACCGCACGTGCCAGTTAGAGATCGTAGCGGTAATACAATTTACAAGTTGGAATCAGCATCCAACACACCATTGACCATGTTGCGCGATGTTAATGAACATGATATGGAACGCAAAGAGCAAGACTTTCAACGCAATAAAGTAATAACAATAAAACAAGAAAAAATAAATTTACCGCTTGCGGGCGGCAAGGCTGATTGTGGTAGCTTAACAAGACGCGAAATCTATATTAGTGCTCAATGGGCAGTTGTTCCTTGTTGTTTTCTTGGAAATTTAATGTTTTATAAAGAGTCTGATCGTTACTTCAAAGACACAGTTGATTTGGCCGACAAGCATGGGGTAGACGTATCGAAGTTGGTTGCAACAGATGAAAGGTCAGTTGCCACCATTGTCAATGCTGGGTTTGACTGGGTATACGAAAATTTAAACACCCCAGACGCCTTGTCAGTTTGTTACAGTAATTGTAATTCTAAAACTGCACCATTTGCAGTGGGCCAGGCCCACAGAACATTCAAAAAACTTCAATAACCTGTTGTAAAAATACAACAAAATAGGGTCAGAAAACGGTTGACCATCTGACTCAGATCCGTTATAATAAACACATGACAACAAGGAGCAGACTATGGGTTATCGTGTAAATCAAATTGATCAGATGCGTACCAAGTATGGCCCTCGTAAGGGACTTGAAGGTCCGTTTAATTTTAGCGGTCGTGTTGTGTATTATGATCCCAAGGAAGGTCAGTATTATGACCCTACTACAGATTTTTACATTGAACAGGATGAAATGGATATGTTGCAAGACCAGATTGTGAATCGGTTAAGTGCATAAGGAAGCAAAATGAAGTTATCAGAACACAGTCGCAATCGCATACTGGAAACATTCAAGTTGTGGGATGTGCCAAAAGACTTTGCCGATCCTTTCTATAACTATCTTGTGCATGGATACAATCCTGGCAGTTGTTTTACCAGTGTGTTAGCCAATGACTTTGCTGGTGCAATTGGCCGTAGTCATCCTGCTAATACTGTCAATTCATTTAAGTCTATAGCAGGCTGGCTTGGCGATTCTGCACCAAGAGAATCTTATGGTAGTTATGAAGCAGTGACTGAATGGACCAAATTGGATACAATGCAACGTAGAGCAATTTTAGAACGTGAGCACTTGGTGTTCACACAAGAAGATGAAATGATGTTGGTGCTTCAAGGTGAACGCACACAAGAACCTGTATTATATTAAGGAATTGAAATGAGATATTTGACAACAGAGCAAGCGTTGAAGAACATGGTAGGAACAATCTTTCCTACTGTAACAGCGAACGACGGCGAGTTGATTTTTGAAAATGCAAACGAACGTTATGTGTTTTCGCATCACCAAGATTGTTGCGAGTCGGTGTACATTGAAAGCATTGTGGGAGATTTACAAGACTTGGTAAACACACCAATTTTGATTGCTGAGGAATCTTCTGGAGACACACCAGCTGATTCAACTGCAACGCCATATGATTCCTACACATGGACTTTCTACAAGTTTGCAACCTTCAAGGGCCACGTGGACATTCGCTGGTTGGGTGAGTCTAACGGCTACTACTCTGAATCAGTTAACGTGGTACACGAATCCAAGGTGCCAGCATGAAGTTGGATTTCGATGAAGTGCTTCAATGGGCAGGCGCAGTTTTAATTATTGCAGGCCACTCATTGAATGCCATTGGTCCCTCGATGTATCCTTACAACATTGTGGTGTTTGCTGTGGGCACAGTGGCATTTTTAATCTGGGCTATTCGTGCAGGAAATCGGCCGCAAATGGCAGTTAATCTTGTATCAATAGCCATTGGGCTTGTGGGGCTAGCATCTGCGTTTAGGGGCTAAAAGGTAGTACTTTAGTAGGTAATACTTTAGTTAAGTTTCACGAATGTTGTAAAAATACAACAAAATAGAGCCAGAAAACGGTTGACCAAAGGCTCAAGGTGCAGTATAATAAACACTTAAACAGCAAAAAGGAACCGCAATGAAAGCACTCCAAACATATATTGACAACAAGAATCGTTATGCTAGCCTGTTCAAAGGTCAGCGTACAGAACCCTTGTACGAAGTTCAAACAGCCGCTGGACGTCAACGTGTGGCAGAGATGATTGATTGTGCCCTTAGCCCAGAAAATCTCAGTTGCGATGGTGAACTGAGCCGCACAGAAACTAACCGACGCTATCGTGAATTGACCACAGTTGCCAAACAACTGCTTCAAATTGATCCTACTGTTCAAATTCACGAATACGCCTAAGGAGCTAAAAATGATTCGACTTGCAATTGGTTTTATGATGGTGTTTGGTGCAGTGGGCTCGCTGGAAATTGATCCGGATACCAGCCTGCTTACCACAGCAATCTTGGCTGCATTTGGCCTTGTAATTATGGCATTTGGTGTTGCAAAAATACAACAACAAAACGGTTGACAGCAGGCTCAAAAGACGTTATAATTAATACTTAAACAACAAAGGAACTGCTATGCTTACAGATGCTCAAGAATTGCAAATTAACTCAGTTGAAAAGTACACACACGATTATGAAGTTGAAGCAGTAAAGTCTTTTGATGCTACTGGTGACGACAAAATGGAAGAGTTGCAAGCACGTTTTGAAGCAGACATTGCAGGTGCTTACAATGAGGATGACGACTTGGGCGGACTCTGCGTTTACTTTAACGACGGCGAGCTTGTTGCATTCTACGACTATGAGAACTTCAAGGGTGCAGTGTTTGCATAACCCGTAACCCGCAAGGGTTATTGGTTGACAGTTCGGACAAATTGCAGTATAATATACACTTAAACAACAAAAGGCTTACATGAAAAACACTTACCAAATCGCTACTGGCACAGTTACTATCACTCCTACGGGCCTTATCCACAAAGCGTCTAACGCATATTCGGGCAAAATTGCTGCCAAAGAAGCAACCCAAAAGCCCGCAAAGAAGTAAGGGGATTGGTTGACAGTTTGGACAAAGTACGTTATAATTAACACTTAGCAACAAGGAGTTCATAATGGGCACACGTAGTCGAATTGGTGTAATGCACGGTGATGTTTGCAAATCAGTATATTGTCATTGGGATGGTTATCTTTCAAATAACGGCGTGCTACTTCAGGAACATTATGACTCTGCAAAAGCCAACCAGCTCGTGGCCCTTGGGAATCTCAGTAGCCTCGGCAAAAGCCTCGGCGAGAAGCACCCCTTTGATACATACCACCTTACACCAGAAGAGCGTAAGCAACACGAGTTGGACCATGGAAATTCATGCACGTTCTACGGACGTGATCGCGAAGAAGAAGGACAAGCCTGGAAAGTAGACCACACCTTTGCAGACTTTCTGAACCGTGTTGACGAGTGTGGTGCTGAGTATTACTACATCATGCGGGATGATGTTTGGTATGTTGGTTGCCCAGATAAAGGCAGCAAGTTGGTAGCACTGTCAGAAGCACTGCAAGAAGAAACAGCATGACTGGCTTCGTTAGTAAAAAACAAATGTCAACAGATAAACTTAAAGGAAACATAATGACCGAACTTGAATATGAAATCCAGGAAATGTTTATTGATGGCATGGAAGCCGAAGACATCGCAGTTAAACTAAAACTCAGTCTTGGTAAAGTTGTGTCGGTACTGAATGGATTTGGAGTAACTGCATAATGTCAAACTATTCTGAACAGTGGCCACATTTGGCACGAGTTACCAATGGCCTCGAACCCGTACATGTTACCCATGTTGGTGGGCATTTGGAAGATTACAGCATTGAGGTGCAAATTGAATATACAGACTATACCGCATTCATCATCGAATACAGTGATTGGAGCGAACAGCAAGATGCGCTCCAGCATGCACTCGAGCCAGGGTATGATTGGTAGACTTGCGTCAGCCCTAAGGAAAAAGCGTTTAGCTCGAGAAAGAAACAACAACATGAAACTTACCATACGACAACGACTACGAAACTGGTTGCTATCTGATGATCCAGACCATTGCGAGGTATTTGCAACATCCAGCAGTGATAGTGACGAAGATGATATCCAAATTGATCATGAGAGTGCAATCCACTTTACTGTAATTCCAGCCGCAGGTGGAAAGATTGTGCAGATACGATATTACGACAGGGTCAAAGATCGTAATAATACCAAGTTGCACATTATTACCCCGGATGAAAAGCTGGAAGAAGCACTGGCACACATCTTTCAAATTGAAGTCCTAAGCCGCTAAGTGTTGCAAAAATACAACACTTTTTAACCAAAAAATCTGGAAAAAATACCAAAAAACGGTTGACAACTGGCTCAGAGTGCGCTATAATAAACACATAGACAGCAACAAACAGGAGTTTAAAATGGTAACAGATATTAAAGTAGTAGTTGAAGCCGCAGTACAACAAGGTTTGGTAGAAGCAAGTCGCAAGACACAGGCCTTTCTGGCACAGCATGGTGATCGCGATTGTTGCGGTTTTGCTTGGGTTACTGTATTTGAAAAGGGCTCAACCAAATTGGGCAAGGCTCTGATTGCTAACGGCTTCAGCAAAAGTTACGATGGTGGACTTCAACTTTGGAATCCTAGCGGTAATTCAACTCAGTGTATTACAGCCAAAGAAGAAGGTGCTGAAGCGTTTGTGGTTGTGATGCGCAACACATTCCCGGGCATGAAAGTGTATGCTGGCTCGCGCATGGACTAAGGAGCAGATATGGCAATCCTAACACGTGAAGAAAAGTCAGAAGAGATTATGCGTTTGGAGATTGAAGCCAGTAAGCTCGTTCACCAAGCAGGTGGCAGCATCTACAGTAGCAATCTGTTTCCACAGTACCTTAAGATCACCCGCGCACTCGCTAAACTAAGGGATTCACTATGATTGCAATGCGCGAAACAACAGTTTGGAAAGATGTAGCAGTGCAAGCCAACCATGTGTATTTGATGGATGGTGACAAGGCAGTTGCTTACATCAAGTGGGGCGAAGGCGATGCGTTTTACTTTAAGAAGCCCTTGCGTATTGACAAGCGTGGTCGTAAGTTTGAAGCACTCAAGGCTAATCCGTTCACAGCAAAGATCGAATCCAACATGATCCGCGTCGAAGGTAGCAAGGGTGCAGTTTACGAAGTTGATCCCGATGCCAAGACCTGCACTTGCCCAGGTTACACATTCCGCGGTGCATGTAAACACATTACTGAGGTGTTGAAATGATTGTACTATACCATTTCAAAGAAGACAAGTCAGATAAGATCTGGGGCTGGATCGAGACCTCTTTTGGTGTGTTGAGCTTTTGGGGTAGAACTCGCGGCTCGCTGTCATTCAAGCGACATGCGCATTTATGGGACGCAGAAGACCAAGCTACTAAGAAACATTTTAAAGGATACAAGTTAGTTACCAATTATCGTAACGAAATTGGATCAGATGGTTCCTGGAACATCAGCTCAAATGCATTAGAACTATTGCCCGAAGATTGGAAAAATCAATTGGCGCTGGCCAATTTGGGCATGACAAAATTTTGAAAAATAATTTGAATTTGTGCCAGAAAACGGTTGACAAGTAGTCCGTTTTATGGTATAATAAGAACATGGACAAGAAGTTCATGCCCGACAGCAAGCGGTTTCTTGCTAACGTGTACAATACACACACAGGAGTAATTTAAATGACAGATAAACTTTTTACAGTGACAGGCTATTCTACTAAAGATGGCAAGACTAAACCCCGGTTTGCTACCGACATGACTCGCGTCAAGACCTTGATCAAAACAGGCAGCACAGACATCCAGCTTTATGAGATGCCAAAGCCTGCTACCAAGGTAGAAGCCTTGGAGTTCTTGCATGCCAAGAACATTCCTGGCCATGCTGGTGTTGCTATTGCAGAAGAACTTGCAAAGCGTACCAAGCGCAAGGTAGCCGATCTGATCAAGAACGGCCCTGTTTCCAAAGCCGCCTAAGCGTGACGCCTATCGGGGGCAGGCTATAGCCCCCAACTAATTTTATATGGAGACGCAAATGTCCATCGATTGTTACCGTGTTATTAGAAGTCTTGAAGACCATCCCAGCCGATTGAATAAAGAGGCCATTGTTCTTGCAGAGGCAGAAGCAGGTAACACAGAATTCTTTGCCGGCATGCGTCTTGCATATGACTCCATGATCACATTCGGAGTCAAGAAGGTTCCCAAGCATAGTGGTCCCGATGGACAAGGTTTGCCCTGGGTAGCCTTTGCAAAACTTGCAGATGATCTTGCAACACGTCGGCTCACTGGTGATGCCGCTAAAAAAGCAATTGAGCTTTGCCTTGCAGTTGCAACACAGGCAGAGTGGAATGACTGGTACATGCGTATCCTTACCAAGGACATGCGAGCCGGCTTTACAGAAGGCACGATCAATCGTGTATGCGAGAAAAAATATGCACAATTTGCCATCCCTGTTTTTAGTTGCCAGCTTGCTCATGACAGTGCTAATCATGAGGGCAAGGTTATTGGTAAAAAGCTCATCGAGGTTAAGCTGGATGGTGTTCGCGTTATCACTATCGTTCACCCTGACGGTCGGGTTGATCAGTATAGTCGAAATGGTAAAGAGCTTGTAAACTTTCCGCACGTTAAAGAGCAGTTTGCAAAGGTTGCCAATACGCTACTTGAGCCAGTAATCTTTGACGGTGAGATCATGTCAGGTAGCTTTCAAGACTTGATGAAACAGATCCATCGCAAAAGCAGCGC